CGTCCGGTGCCGTGTGCGCGCTCAGGTTGCCGTGGCTGTCTCGATGGAAGCGCCCCGTGCATGACTCGCGCCGCGCTCGGTGGATCGCAGCGAAGTCGATGACCCAGCCCGTGCCTTCGCAGGTCGGGCAGTTATCGCGCTCGATGCCGCGTTTACACGCACACCGCGCGCCCGTCTTAGGTTGATAGTTAGCCATATCAGTGCTCGGCCTCCGCGAAGGTTTCGAAGTCGTCGCCCAGGAACCGGCGCACCTTCGGCGCCTGTACCTCTAGCGCCTTGTAAATGCGCTCGGCCTTCCGACTGTCTGTGTCGTAGCCAAAGTCCCGGCAGAAGTCCTCGAAGTCCGTCGCGTTCTCGTAGCTGCAGGCGTCCATGATGAGGCAGGAGAGCACGTCGCCGGCGCTCGGCTCATGGTCGTTCGCCGGTCCCATGTAGAACGGCACCGTCAACTGCCGCCCCTGGTAGCGCAGTGTCACCTTGTAGGGATGCGTGCCAGGCAGCCAGCCCTCGGGCACCTCCACGCCTCCATACTGCGATTCGATCCGCACGCCTTTGGCAGTGCAGAGTCTGTCTAATGCTGATGTCATGCGATCATCCTTCCGACGAATCTAGTATCGTCTCTGAGTGGTTTGTTGCTGGTGTCGATGAAGTAGGCACCACGGATGCCGCCGAATAGCTGGTACTCCCTGCCTGCCCAGTGTACCGACTGCCAGCCGGCATGCTGATGCACCGTCCGCGTCACCCGCGCCAGGACGGCGCCGCGTGCCGTCGCGCGCACCTCCAAGCTCACGCGCTGTCCCTTGTCTGTCATGGCTACCATCCTAACCACGTATCAACTGCGGTCAAGTCCGTCATGCGTGCAACCTATCTGGCCACACTCGCCGCAGTAGTCCTCGCGTTTAATCGCGGTAAGCTCGTCCTCATCGAGCACGAACTTGCGGTCATCCCCGACCATGGTGGCAACGACCTTGCCAGTCCGTTCCTCGATGCCCGACCACTCGGTATCCTCATCGGGCTCAATCTCCCAGCCGCGCACGTACCAGGCGACGCCACCATAGCCGCGTACCGTGTACGCCGGCGCGTCGAAGTGTGCGTCGTCGGGCTCGTAGTGCGGTCTGCGATAGTGGTGTGCCATGTCAGTCCTCCTCGTCTATCGGCTCATCGTGCCAGTAGTTCGGGTCCTCCAGTACGTCCTTGCGAAAGCAAGATAGCTTGCTCTCCTCGCAGTCCTCACAGGTGAAGGTGAGGAAAATCCCGCGTGCGTCGTACTGCTCCTCGCGCGGTAGGCCTGAGCCGCATGGGCACAGGCGGTATGCATCTCGCATCGTCCCTCCTTGAGTGGCCGGGGGTTGATTCCCCCGACCACGCTACCAACCTAAGCATGGTAGCATCGAATGTCAAGCTCTGGCAAAGTCCTCGCCACACTTCTTGCAGGTTGCCTGCAGGTCATCCGTCGATGCGCGCACGATCTGACCGCAGCCGCAGACGTACTTTCTCAGGCGACTGCCTGAGCCTACGCCCCGGCTCTTGCCGCCTCGCGTGCCATAGCCCATCGAGCACGGCCTGAGTTTAAACAAGAAGCCGTCGATCCCCTTGAATGCGGGATTCCCGTCGAGTGGCTTGGCCAGCCGTGCGATCTGCGCCCTCATCGCCGGGTCGAAGCCGGCCATCAGGTACTGATGTCCCTGTGCCCGTGGCCGGCGCAGTCCTAGCGTCTCGCATGCGGCCTTCCACTGCGGCCCGTGGCCTGTGCCCGGTCCCGCGAGACAGTGCCCTAGCTCATGGATCGTCGTGCCGGCTAGCTGGGTCGGGCTCTCCTCGCCCTGGGCACAGACCTCGATGAAGTCGTCACCCTGCTTGCCATTGTTCCAGGCGCTATAGCAGGTGATCCCGCGAAGCCCGGAAACTCCTTTGCCATAGACGAGCTTGGCGCTTGCGAGGCGGTCTGCGCCCTGCTCGTCACCCTGAGCCTTGAGCCGCGCAACCGCGTTGCTCCGGACCCGTTGAACGAATTCCTCATGTGTCATGCTGCCTTGTCCCTCCTTGGTATGCTACCATCTTAATCATGGTAGCGTTAAACGCAAGAGGGGCGCAGATGCTCGGGCTGGTGCTCAGGGCTGTAGGGCTCGAAGGCTTTCGTTTTCCTTTCGTCCGAGAATTGCCCGATTCGCTAGCGATATCGAGTGCTTGCAAGGATTTCGCAAATTTCTAGGGGACGCAGACGCATACGCGAGAGGCCTTAGGATTTCGGAAAGATTTCGCCTGAGATTTCCGAAAGATTTCGTGTCCCGGGCGAAATGGTCGGGGCCTGGGGTTCGGGTCAGATTCTCAGGGCTCTGCTCAGGTCTGTTTCTTAAACAAGTGTTTATACAGTTATATGATGGTAGCATATGAGGTGTATATGGAATCCTCCGGAGGAGCAGCCTTATCGGGGGCTTAGGGCTCAAGTTCTACGCCCTGCGTTATACTATGCCTGAGAATGTGCCTGCGCGCGTTCCCGAGAGAGGTATAAGGCGAAATATCAGGCCAATTCCGGGGACAAGTCTGCGTACTTGCGTACCTTTCGTCTTTCGTGGGCCTAGTACGTATGCGAGCGCAAGGATTTCGCGTTGCGTGCGTCCCTAGCGCGTGCTGCGTACCCTGCTTTGCGTGCCGCCAAGGCCCCGCGCGCCGCGCCAAGGCCAAGGCCCCGGCCTTGGCCATAGGCGATGCGCTAGCGCACCTGCCAAGGCCAAGTCTAACGCAGATGCTATAGACCAGGACAAGAAATGAGCGAAGAAATGAGACCAGCGAGCAAGAATTGAAGCAAAACTTGCTACCAAGCTGACAAATCTAGCTAGTTTTGCTAGCTAGCTTTCAAATCTCGGTCTATAGGCAAGCGCAAGGCCTTGGCCATAGACGAAAAATGTGAAGTTTTCGCTTGCATAGGATGGTAGCCTCAGGTTACTCTCCTCCTTGCATGAATGGTCATGCCAACAAGGAGGGGCACATGAGGCACATCGCGCGCATCTTCATCGAGGGCGAAATCTACGATCTGGCCAAGCTCGTCATTGGCCACGCTATCGCGGCGGCCCTCGCCGCACATCTGGTAACCGGGATGCCGGCTCAGACGGTTGCCACCGTCGCCACCGTCGCCAGCGTCGAGGTCAAGTGACATGGGCACTTGGTCAACCCGTAGCTGGCTGCTCCTTCTCATCTCGATGGCCGTTACCCTTACCGCCCTCCTGGCGCTCTTCCCCGGAGACTGACATGATGACCGACAAGCAGCTTAGCTTTCTAGCAGCCCGCATCGTGGCGAACGACCTCAACGGGTTGATCGACCGCGCCAACCTGCTCCCCGACGATCGCCGCGTCGATGAGGCGGTCCGCCACCTCTGCATCGCGCGAGCCATCCTTCGCAGCCTCGGGCAGGAGGGCTGACATGAGCAAGCACGCAATGAAGAAAGCTATCAAAGCCATCCTGGCCCGCCCGGTGTGGCAGCGCTCGACCCGGCTCGGCTTCGCGATGCCCGACGTCCGCGCGATGTCAAAGAAGGACATGAAGGATTTTATCAAGGCAGAAAGCTAGCAGCCTAGCCCTAAGGACAAGGCTCAGGCACAGGCCTGGGCCTTTTCTTTGGCCAAGGCTATAGCATCTGCTATAGACTAGTACCGCAGTAAGCTAACTGCGGCTATAGCATGTGCCTTGTGCCAACCAGGACGCTGCCATAGCCGATGCCATATGCCAACCAGGACGCTGCCATAGACGATGCCTAGGCCTAGGCCATAGGGACTGCTATAGCATAATGCAAACTTGCTATGGCCAAGTCTATGGCATCTGCTATGGCCAAGTCTATGGCCTTGGCCGCAGACAGTGAACAAGGCCACCCCTATGGCGGGGTCTATGGCACCTGCGCCAGCTTCGGGCGCAGTATCTCCTCTGCCGCGCCGACCTATGCTATAGAACCAGCCATGGCCTACCACGAACTGCTACGTACAATTCTAGATTGCCTCAAGCTGGAACTGCGCGCCCGCCTGAACTGGCTGGAAGAAGTAGGCCTGGCATGAGAGCCCCCCTCTGGCCCCAGCACCGCCCCACCACCGAGCTAGAGCCCATCGACTACCGCATCCTCCATCTCGAATTCCTGGGTCGCACCCCCCAGGAGATCGCCCGTGCGCTCAAACGCACCGACATCGAGGAGCGCCTCGACAACCCCGCCTACCAGGCCATCCGGAAGCAGACAGAGGAGGGCCTGCTCCAGCAGATCATCCGGGCGGGGGACTTCGAACCACTCACCATCGCCAAGGCGAACGCCCCCAAGGCCATGCAGCGGATCGTCCAGCAGTCCGAGCGCGAGCGCGACCCCCGCACCCGCCTGGCGGCCAACCAGACCGTCTTGAAGTACGCCGGGATCGAGCCCCCACGAAAGGTCGAAATCACCACCCCCGACCGCGTGATCGACCAGATGACTGCCCAGGAGCTAGAAGACCTCGCAACTAGACGGCTCTGGCCCGCCCGCTTCAAGGAGGTTCTCAGAGCATTCCTCCCCGCACCCCCCTCGCAGACCGTGGTGGATGTCACCCCCACCCGACGCGAGGAGCATGACCCCGGCCCCCAGGGCGATCAGATTTCCCCCGACTCGCTCAAGGTCTAGTCGGGCTCGCGGAGCCGACGCCAGAACTCGCAGACGGCTGCAGCACGGACCTCCCACCAGAAGCGCCAGACGACGATGGCCATACCAGGCCTAAGGAGGCTTCGCCGGCGGTCTGTAAAACCGAGGGGGGCTGAGCCCACCATCCCCCGCTCCGGTAGGTCGGCGCTGCGTGGTGCTGGCCTCCTAGCATGAGCGGTGGGAGGCGGCGACCAGCAAGCCCAAGGAGGGACAACTCCCAAAACCCGCCAGCCGCCGCCTTGGCCCCAGGGATGGTGGGGCAGCCCGCAGTGTTATGAACTCAACACGCTACCTTGTCAACCCCCATCCATCCATCCTCAGATCGTGCGGTTAAACGCACACCCCGCTTGACATGCTCCCTCCCCCCGGTCTAAGGCACCTCGCAAGATGCCGCTCACTGGCGTTCGCGGGGCGTCGCTAGGGCGACGCATGCGGAACTAGGAAGCCAGGCCTGGGCATGTCGTCTCGGGTGCAGGCCCCCCCGATAGAACCAGGCGAGCCCTTCCTCCTCGACCTGCCGAACCAGGACGAGATGGTCCTCCGTGCCCGGGCCGTCTTACGATCAGTCCAGAAAACTAGCTCGCAACGCTACCGGGACGATCCCTACGCCTTCCTCGTCGAGTGCGTCTGGACCATGGACCAGGCCTCCCAACAGGTCCGCCGCTTCCCCGACTACGACGACGCCCCCTGCATGTGCGAGTACGGCTGCAAGAACTACGTCCAGCACACCGTCAACCGATGGCTCCATGAGAAGCGTTTTCTCGTTCCCAAGTCACGCCGCGTCCTGGTCTCATGGACGATGGTCGCGCTCCACTGCTGGCTCGCCCGCTTCTTCCCCGGCTCGACCATCGCCTTCGTCTCTCGCAAACAGGGCCTCAACGATTCTGAGGGTGCGGCTGAACTGGTGCGTCGGGTCAAGTTCATCGAGGAGCATCTTCCCGCCGACCTGGAGCCGTTACCCTTTCAATATAACTTTGCCCGCCTCAAATACCCTACTATCGGCTCTGAGATCATCGGTGTCGCGCAAGGCGCGGACCAACTCCGGCAATACACCCTGACCGCCATCTTCGCAGACGAGATGGCCTACTGGGAACTCGCCCACGATACCTACAGCGCCTCGATCCCCACCCTGGAGGGCGGCGGCCGATTCACCGGCGTCAGCAGTGCGAGCCCAGGCTTCTTCAAGCAGGCGGTCTTCGATGCGCTCTGAGGGGACGCGCTCCGTTCAGGGCACAGGGGATGGTGCGCCAGCCAGCATGCGGAGGGTGGTCCTCTGCGCCACTCTAGGCAGTGTGGCTGGGGCTCGGCTGGCGCCCCACCTTCCCCATACAGCTTCCCAGCCCGCACGCAAGTAGGAGGTTCCACGTATGGCATTCCTAGCTGGCCTGCTCGGTGCCCTTGGAGCAAGCGGTGCGACGGCCGGCGCCGCTGACGCCGCTGCCTCGGCAGCCCCCGCTGCAGGCGCCGCCTCCGCGCTCGGCTCCTCGGGCGGCGGCAAAGGCAGCGCCCCCGGCGCCCCGCCCGTCAACACCTCCCCGCTCGGGATGCGCGCCGGCACCGGCCCCACCGCCGACCTGACCGGCATGGGCAACATCGGCGCCGGCATCCCCGGCACCGGCTCCGCTGGCACCTTCGGCGTCATGGCCCCTCCCGCCTCGGCCTCCATGGGCCTCCCCGATCCGACCGCCGTCCCCGGCTCCTCGGGCTCCGGCATGCTGCCGAACTTCCAGACCCCCTTCGCCGGCCCCATCGGCACCGGCGGCGGGCTCGGCGGTGGCACTCCCGGCGGCGGCGGCATGGGCGGCCTCCTCTCCGGCCTCACCTCGTCCCCCTACGGCAAGCTCTTCATCCAGTACCTCGCCGCCAAGCACCGCATGTCCGATCCCTACGCCGCCGGCGGCTTCCTCGCCCCGCCCTCCACGGGAGGGACGCAGTGATGCCCCTCATCCAACTCATAGTAGTTCTAATAGTTATCGGGCTCATCCTCTACCTCATCGAGACCCTCCTCCCCATCGACCCAACTATCAAGCAAATTATCCGCGTGGTCATCGTCATCGCGGTGATCCTCTGGCTCCTCTCCCTCGTGGGCCTGATTCCGGCACGCATTACATCCCTAGGGGCTCCCGCCCTAGGGAGAACGACAGAAAGGATGACCTAATGGCAGCAACCATCACCGCAGCGGGGACCTGGACCACGCTCAACGTGGACCTGACCGGCATGGCGCTCCAGAACGCGACCAACCCCGCCCTCGCCAACCCGAACACGCTCCATGCCGACAAGATGCAATTCGAGCAACTCAAATCCCTCGACTTCCCCGAACTCGTCCAGTTCGTCCAACTGGCGGCGTCGAACTACGGCATCACCTACCAGTCCGCCAAGACCCTCCTCGATGCCATCTGGCACGGCTTCATGAACCGCGAGGCGGCCACCGTCAGTTCGCCTACCTACCCCTGATTCTATCATGGCCAAGAACTTCATCAAAGGCGCCATCAAGAAACCCGGGCAACTGCACCGCGACCTCGGCGTCCCCC